ACTGGGGCTTTGCGTGCCCTTCTTGATTCAGCTGCATTCTCCAACATGCAGGGTGGCTTCAAGCTGAAGGGCCGGGTCAGTGGTGGCGAGATTGATGTCAGTCCTGGTGAGTTCGTTGACCTTGAGGCGACAGTTGACGATGTCAAAAAGGCGATCATGCCTTTGCCGTTCAAAGAGCCATCGTCGGTTCTTTTCCAACTGCTCGGATATGTTGTTGATATTGGCCAGCGGTTTGCCAGCACGGCAGACCTGAATGTTGGCGACGTAAACCCCAATGCCCCTGTCGGCTCAACAGTTGCTCTGATTGAGCAAGGCAGCAAATCATTCTCTGCGATTCATAAGAGGCTTCACAATTCGCAAGGACAAGAGTTTAAGCTGATTGCCCAGTTGAACGCAGAGAACCTTCCAGAGAGTTTTGACTTTGCGGTCTCTGGTTCAAGCAACAAGATCTTTGCCGCTGACTTTGACAAGCGGATTGATGTTGTCCCGGTCAGTGACCCCAACATCTTTTCTACTGCCCAGCGCATTGCCCAAGCACAAGCCATCCTCGAGATGGCAAGGTCCGCCCCAGAGCTTCATGACATGTACGAAGCCTACAAGCGGATGTACGAGGCGATTCGCATTCAGAACATTGATGAGATTCTGAAAGAGCCAGCAGAGGCTCCTCGCATAGATCCGATCGACGAGAACATGAGTGTGCTCTATGGCAAGCCGATCAGAGCTTTCCCGGAGCAGGACCACGACTCGCACATCGCCGTTCATGTTCAGTTTCTGTCTGACCCATCGTTGGGCGGCAATCCTGGGGCTGCTGCCTTGCAGCCAGTTCTTGTTGCGCACGTTGCAGAGCACATCGCACTTCTCTACCGCTCTCGGATGGAAGCCAGCATTGGTGTTCCGCTGCCGGATGTCCCGGATGTTCGTGACGGCAACTTCAAGTTTGAGGACATCGATCCGAACCTCGACATGTTGATCAGCCAGCGCGCCGCGCAGGTTGTCCAGCAAGCTCCTCAGATGCAAGCGATCCGTGCACTTCAACCTCAGCAGCAAGGCCAGCAGCAAGGGCCACTTGAGTACGCACAACAGCTCGCACAACTTGAGGCACAGGCACTTCAAGCAAGGACAAGTGCTGACATTCAGAGCAAGGAGGCCAAAGCCCAGTCTGACATTCAGATCAGTCAGGCCAAGGCAAGGTCAGACATGGAGATCAGTCAGGCCAAAACTAACGCCGATCTCGAGGCCAAGGTTCGCAAGCTAGAAGCCGATCTTGCTCTTGAGCGCGAGAAGGTCTTAATGAAAACGCAAATTGAGGCTGAGTCTGATGGCTAACTTCCCGCCAGAGCTTTTGGCTATGACCCCGATCAATCCAATGGCTTTTGGCCCGGTTGCACCTCAACAACAGATGGCGCCTCAGCCGCAAGTTCCTCCTGATGAGATGATGCAATACGTCCAGCGCAAGGCTGATGAAATCCGGTCGAGGATGGGTGACGGTCAGCCTCTTGGTGCGTTTGAGGGCTTCATGAGCAGCATGCCGGAGCAAGTCTGATGGGGTTCTTTTCTTCTTTCTTTTCGGGAACAGCTGATGTTCCTGCGGGTTCCTTCGGCACGAAGGCTGGCGGCATAATTAGTGTTGACGAGGCTGGAAATGTAACTCAGGACGGTGTCCCGGTAGATTATGATATCGGCCCATCGTTGACGGAAAAAGCTGGGGCGACTGCTGGCAGGATGCTTACGGTGAGGGATAAAGAAGGCAAAATAGATTTGCCGCTGACTTTTTTGGATACCGCCGCCAAGGTTGCCTTTCCGCCCTATAGCCTTGTCAGGGGTGGCATGGGCGTAATAAACACGATCTTTGGTCCCAACACGCTGACACCAGAAGAAGCTGCCGCAGAGCAAGCGAGTTACATTGAGGAAGGTGAGGCCAACCTAAGCCCATCTATTCCACAGTACCTGCTATCTCAGGGGCAACAAGACCCGGCTGCGCAGCAAGCATTGTTTGGCCCCACTCACATATACGGCGCATTACCCGGTCAGGCTCGCCGCCGTGGAGCCTACCAGTACATACCACCAACATTTGGACCTAGGAGTTAAGTGATGGCTGAAGTCAACGTAGAAAACATGGAAGAGAATGAAGCTCTTTTCATGGAGAAGATGGGCTTTGCTCGTGACACCGAAGGTCTTGAGTTGAGCGACGACCAGCTCGTGAACTTCCTGCTGCTGTGCCACCAGATGGAATACGGCATTCACGAGGAAGAGGCCGAGGAGGAAGGCGTCAAGGTCAAGGTCATCAAGATGCATGGCGGCGACATGAGCAACATGATGGACGAAATCCTAGGCCATGGTGGGCCGAAGATGGACTACTGATGCCTGTCCGCAAGGTCAAGGGCGGTTACCGCTGGGGCAAGTCCGGCAAGGTTTACAAAACCGAGGCTGCTGCTGAGAGACAAGGCAAGGCAGTCTACGCTTCTGGTTACAAGGGGAAAAAATAATGGCAAAGCGCCCTGGACTGTACGCAAACATTCATGCAAAGCGCAAACGCATCGCCGGTGGCTCTGGTGAGAAGATGCGCAAGCCGGGAACTCCTGGCGCGCCGACCGCTGGTGCATTCGCATCAGCTGCTGGCAAGAAGCCCAAGAAAAAGAGGAAAGCATGAAGAAATCAGTAGACGCGCCCAAGGGCTTTCATTGGATGAAGTCTGGCAACGGCGTGAAGCTCATGAAGAACCCCAGCACAGGCTACAAGCCGCACAAGGGCGCAAGCAAGAAGGCATCCTTTGAGGTCCAGAAAGTTCACAAAGGCTGACCTGAGATGGCCAAGTACAAGGGTCGCAAGGTAACGCTCAACAAGCCCCGCCGTATCGGCAAGGGCGAAACCAGCTATGGCAAAAAGAAGTCTGTCGTCTATGTGATGGATGACGGCGATGTTAAGCGCGTGACCTTTGGCGACCCCAACATGAAGATCCGCAAGAACCAGGAGGGACGCAAGAGCAACTTCCGCGCCCGACACAACTGCGACAATCCTGGCCCAAAGACCAAGGCACGCTACTGGTCGTGCAAGGCTTGGTGACTGATGGGCAAGTGGACCACAATTGCTGAAGCCGCCATCGAATTGCTGTCGAAAAAGGGCGGCGGCGCTCTGCCCGACACCACTCTTGATAGCGTCCCGCCGAAGGCTCTCCCCACCGACGAAGCCTTGCGCCTAGCGCGGATACGCAGAGGAGTGCAGAGAGAAGAAGGCTCCGGCGGTTCTCTAAGGGATAGGTATGCCAGTATTTTGCGAGAGGTTTCTGGAGGGAAAGACCACCACCGTATCCGTTTGACGCCAGATCGAATTGACGCAGCAAAGGCGGTCATCACCCGAGAGTTCGACCCAAGTTTTTTTGGCTCTCGCGAAGAATACTTAGATTTTCTTGCGGCTTCGCCAACAAAGCAGATGGTGAATGCCACTGACTTTGCGCGAACTATGTTGAGGGCGGGGGAGAAAGTCAGATTCAAGATGCCCGATGGCCCTATGGGTTCTCTATACGTCAGGGTCGGCGACAAAGGGTCTGTGAGATTCTCCGATCATCCGCAGCCATATGAACTTGGCGCGGTGGTCGGCGGGTACTCGAAGGATTTGGGTCGGAGGCATATGCCATCTACTTATAGCGTTGACCCAGCGTCAGGACTTAGTGTCGCGGATGTTATTCAGAGGTTTTTGCCAGACGCTCTCCCAATGGACGAAGCCTCCCGCATGGCACGGGCGCAGGAGATGGGGTTTGATGAAACTCCGCTATTCCACGGAACCAGCAATGACATAACTGAGTTTGTGGTCAAGAAAAATTCCACAGGAGAGTTCGGGCCAGCCGTCTACCTTACAACCAGCCCCGGCGAGGCGGCTGGGTACGCGGGAACCCATCGGGGCGGTCAAAATGTTATGCCCGTTATGGCGCGACTCAAAAATCCGATGAAAGTTGGTAGCCCTGATGAGTTTTGGCAGAAGTTTGGCGCAGGGACCGACGATGCTGGCGCTGTTGCTGCTGCCAAAAAAGCAGGACACGACGGGGTTATCATAGAGCGCCCGGTGCGTCAGTGGGATGAGACTTCAAAGTCAATAATTGATACCGGGGAAACGTCGCAGCACTACATTGTCTTTGACCCCAGCAATGTCCGCTCTCGCTTCGCCCAGTTCGACCCCGCCAAGGCGGGGAGCCCCGACATTCTTGCGGGGCTTGGTGTTGTGGGAGCCGGGGCGGCATTGTCACAGCAAGACGGTTTCGATTACGGTGCATTGAGCAACGTCGTAGAGGAAAGCAATGTCCAAAGCAGCAATTAAAAAAGTAGCCGCAGCTGAGATCCGCGCGGCCAAGAGCTTTCTCAAAAAGCGTGGCATAGATGCGGACGACATCAGCCCCAGGCAGTTCGCCAGAGCTGCGAAGGCTC